TTATCAGTTATAGTACTAAGTGCCATTTTCCCTCACTATATTCGCCATCAAAACTCTTAACCCACGAAATACCATTCCACAAATACTGTACACCAGTATATATGTTAGTTTGCCATATCATTACATTATTATTAGAAGATACTGTTGAATTAAAAATTATATTCCACGAAGTACCTGACCATTCAATAATATCATTAGCATGTGCAATAAAATCAAGATTGCCTGATGATTTCCACGCATCTGGGCCATCTTCATTTAATTCACTACCAATATCTTCAACGATTAAAAACCTAGTACCAACTTCTATAAGCTGATCGATTGATTCATTATTTGGGCGTTTTGGATTATAAGTTAATGGATTAACGATTGCGTCAAACGTGCCAGTACTACCTGGTCTATAACTACCAGTCGCATTATAACCTGGGTTATAATCTAATTTTCCAGTACTATCTATCCCAGTATTAGAAACTAATGTATCAGTATCCCATGATACAATTAAATTATCTAAATTTACTGGATCTAATGAAATTGTGCCAACAATCTGTGAATTATCTGGTTGTAATAAATAAATTGAACTAACCCCTGATACAAATTTTCCTGGATATAAATCAATTATTTCACTCCATGTTAGTGGTGCTGATGGTACACTTGACCCTAACAATGAAACTGCATTCCCATAAACTAAAATACTATATTGGTCAATTGTGATCCGTTCCTGGCTTAGTAAATCTGAAAATGTAATAGTTGGTTCAGCGGTATCAATGCCTAATCCTTCAATATAACCAGTTGGGCTAGTTTCTACGGAACCATATAAGCTTGTAATAATGTTGGTAATAACACCTAACTGTTTTACTTTAACCGGCGCACTCAACCAAATTGGTGTGTCGATAGTTAATGTGGCTATATCGATTGCTAAGTTATTCCCTACTGGAACTTGCCTACTTGACCAATTAATTTGATCTAAATTTAATACTGTTAAACTGGTCCAATCTAGGTAGTTATCAGATGTTTGTAATTCAACACTTGGATTAAAAAATATTAAAATTTGTTCTAAAATTTGAAACTTTTGATCTGTACTAGCTGCCCATATATCAACTTTCATCGATAGTTTAAATGGGGTTGGCATTATTTTTTCTACAGTATAATTTCTACCTTGTGTATTCAAATATGTATTTGTAGCTGGATCGATATCACGATCTCTAAAATGTGATTTTCCAACATACGTAGCATCTGCAAGACGATCTCTATCTAATTCTAATCCAGAAATATAAATCGCAATTCTAGGAGCAGCATTGATAATATTTTCTGAGTTCTGTCTAATTACACTAGCAACTTGTCTATCTTGGTCTCCGTATAATACCGGTATTCTGTGGAGAGATCCATCTCCATACTTAACTACGAAATTACTAAAAAATCTAATAGTTTGTGTAATATATCGTCTTAATTGCCCATCATAAAAATGTAACATAGTATTCCTTAAAAATTCGCATCTGGTCTAAGTGCTTTGGATAAACTTTGACGTTGTGACTCTCTGTGATTATATAATGTCACCTTCCATGCACCTGTATATGGGATCGATTGTTGTTCACTATCGATTATTGGTAAATGTATTCTAACTTTATTAACTCCATTTACTGAATATGATGATATAATCCCAGCATGGTCTGAAACAACAAAATCTAGTTCATGTACGTCCATTTTTAATACAACATATAAGCAAGTGGTGTAATTAATATTCGTATCAATTATAATAGTATTTTTGTTTAATTTTACAAAATCTGAACCAACTGCATTGTTATAAGTATATTTTGTATTATTAATAAAACTAGTTTTCAGAGTATTTCTAGTATCATTGTTAGTCATTGACATTCTTACTGAATCTTCTACTCTAATCCATTTATCCCCATCATACTTGAATAGTCGGTTTGGTATAAAATCATTTCTCAAAAAGAAATCATCAACCCCCGCGTTTGCTGGAAATTGTATGCCAATACCAAAGTCATACCCATTTACAGGGCATCCATCCCCAACCAGATAACCAGTATATCCTGTTCTCAAAGGAGTTACCGTATTGTCATTGGTTAAAATAGATGAACTGCTTGCATCTAAATTCATATCATCAACGGTATGTATTAATGGTTTACCTGTTATCGGATCAACTGATAGTGTATAAAACTGTCTAGTTTCATATCCGCTCATTGGTGCATCAATTTCAGATTGTTGGATTACGGCATCATTAATTTCTAATTCTTTAGCTCGTGTACTTAAAATATCACGTACTGTTAACTCGGTGTTTTCACCAGCTGGTAAATCAAGAATATCAGAAAATTGTTGACTATCTGTAATTTTGGTGATACGTAAACGGTACAAATGTGGGAACCATGTTACAGAAAATCCCTCACTAGCACGGCCAACATCTTCTACTACATAATATCTTGGTAAACTAACATCAAAATCATTTAATGCAAAATCATCTTTTAAATGTGGTATTTCAATTACATCACCACTAATTGGTTTTCTACCAACATAATTAATGAAATCGTTGATATGCACAGTCATGAATAAGGTATCATTATCGATAAACAATCCAAATTGACTCAAATTGAAATCAATATTTTCAACGTTATAATATCCCCTAATACGATACACTTCTGGTTCATATTTTCTATCACGGTTTTCTAGTAATAACATATCTTGAATATTGGTATTAGAAACAGAATCATATATTGGTTGATCTGCAGTCCCAGAGTCGGCAATAGATGGCCCTAAATATTTATGGACATAAACATCAGTTCCACCAACTTGAAACATTCTTGAAATCTGACGATCTATAAATTTGTAATTATTTCCCTTTTCGGGTTTGTACATGCTTAGACGTGGCAACGTAATTCTCCGGTGTTATATGATATTTATCAGATAAATATAGTTGGAGAACTATTATGACTGAACTGCTTACAGATACAACTACCACATCAACTATCGAACGTAACAAAGTTTTTGATTATGTAAAAGCTATGTTAGGTGATGGAATGATCGATATTGACTTGGATCCAATTCACTATGAAACTGCTCTTGATCGAGCATTAACCCGATATAGACAACGCAGCCCAAATGCCGTTGAAGAAAGCTATAGTTTCTTGGAATTAATTCAAGATCAAAATGAATATAGACTTCCTGACGAAATTATTGAAGTTAGACAAGTTTTTAGACGTGCAATCGGATCAAGATCCGGTATGGGCGGTGGTGGTACATTATTTGAACCATTTAACTTGGCATATACGAATACCTACTTAATGAGTGGTAGTATGATGGGTGGATTAGCAACTTATGAATTATTTGCAGGATATCAAAAACTAGTTGGACGTATGTTTGGTAGTTATATTGAATTTAAATGGAAACCAACTAGTCACTTATTAGATATTTTACAAAGACCATTTGCACAAGGTGAACAAATACTAATTCAATCATACAATTTCAGACCTGACTTTGTATTATTAACTGATATTTACGCTAAACAATGGTTGCGTGATTATACCTTGGCAACATGTAAAATGATGCTTGGTGAAGCTAGAAGTTTATTTGCATCAATAGCTGGGCCAACAAGCGGTGGTATAACGCTTAATGGTAATGATTTAAAATCGGCTGCAAAAGAAGAATTAGCTGCGTTGGATAAAGAACTCGAAACATTGATTTCTGGTGGAACGGGTTATTACTTTGTTTTAGGATAATGATTGACATCCTTGTAATCATTTGATATAATACTATGGTTACAAGGAGAAAGTAATATGATTATAGGTGTAGTCGGATCAATTGGATCTGGGAAAGGTACGGTAGCGGACTATCTAGCAAATTTTCACAGTTTTAGATGTGAATCATTTGCCGCATCATTAAAAGATGCGGTGTCAGTAATATTCGGATGGGACAGGACACTACTTGAAGGCCGAACACAAGAATCTCGTGTATGGCGAGAAAAGCAAGATGAATGGTGGACAAAAAGACTTGGGATAAACATAACACCTCGATGGGTTTTACAAAATTGGGGAACTGAGGTATGTCGTGATGGGTTTCACCAAGATATTTGGATTGCTAGTCTTGAAAATAAACTTCGAAGAAGTAAAGATAATATAGTCATTTCAGACTGTAGATTCCCAAATGAATTTCAAGCAATTAGGGCAGCTGGTGGGAAAATCATCCGGGTAAAACGTGGTCCAGAACCAGACTGGCACCCATATGTTAAAGATGCATTACGTGGTGATAGTATTAGTAAATCAATATTGTTAAGACGTTATGGTGTTCACGAAAGTGAGTGGGCTTGGTATGGATTAGAATTCGATGTAATTATAGAAAATAATGGATCTATTTCAGACTTATATAATAGTGTACAGACACACGTTATAGGTCAGGATGAAGATCCCCTTGCTTCCAATATATCCCTTCTAGATGTAGTATCCGTTGACAGTTGGAGCACACTGTTTTAAGGTTGCTTGGTCTACAATTGTTTAAATTTCCATCAACATGAAATACCGCAAATATTTCTGTATATTGCGATTTATATCCACATTTATCACATTGATTTTTTATAGTATACCCAGACCGAAACCATCTGGGTATGCCATGATATAACCCATTCTTTAAACAAGTTTCACATAGTTTTCTATAATAAGTTCTTTCATTCTTTATATAATTTATCGCTGCTGGTCTATATCCGCATTTACATAGTGGTCTCATATTAATATTTATTGATATCACCCCTTTATTATCCCTTTTTATACCCCTTATCGCCATATAAAACCCTGAAATTTACTAAATACACAAAGAGATCTATTTAGACATTGTTCATGGAGAATATATTATGGCTCAACTTCAATCACCAGGCGTAAGCGTTACTGTAATTGACGAAAGTTTTTACACCCCTTCCGCACCGGGTACAGTTCCATTAATCGTTGTTGCTTCTGCCGAAAATAAGCAAAACGGTTCAGGTACAGGTATTGCACCAGGTACTTTAAAAGCAAATGCTGGTCAAGTTTATTTAATGACTAGCCAAAAAGATTTATCAGATACTTTTGGAACTCCGATTTTCCAAACTGATGCTAACAATAATCCAGTTCATGCTGGTGAATTAAACGAATATGGTTTACAAGCCGCATACAGCTTTCTAGGTGTAAGCAATAGTGCGTATGTAGTTCGTGGTGATATTGATTTATCACAACTTGAAGAATCTGCTGATGCACCTGCCGGTCTGCCAGTAGATGGAACCGTGTGGATTGATACTGCTGATACTCAATACGGTATTTTTCAATGGGATGCAAATCCAGCTACTGTAGCAGGTGGACAATCTTTTACTGTCCAAAAACCATCTGTTATTACTGATCCTAATTATGTTGTTGATTTTGCTGGGCAAGATTATACTCCAAAAGCTAGTTTTGGTGCAATCGGTAGTTATGCAATTGTTGCAGTCTCTGGTCTTATTAATCTATGGTTTAAAAAACCAATTACAACATCAGCATCTGGTGTTAAATGGGTTGAAGTTGGATCAACCGAATGGGTTGCAAGTTGGCCAACCGCGCAAGGTTCAAAACTTCAAAGTGCAATAACAGTCGGATCATCTGATACATTAACAATCAATACTACAACTATTACCATGACAAGTGTTACAAATTTAAGTACACTTGTAACTGCGATTAATGCACAGACAACAACTACTAAGATTTCTGCTGGTATTGTAAATAATAAGTTACAATTATTCTCAACTGGGCCAAACTTAGTAATTTCTGGATCTGCTGCAATAGCAACTGGTATTTTAGCTACTGGTGAAACTACTGGAACATTTTTAGCACCAGCATTACAAATTAGTTCCCATACACAAATCCCATTATTCAAAGCAATTGATAATACTGGATCTAACAACGGAATTGCTTCTGGTGCAGTTTGGATTAAAACAACTACTCCAAATTCTGGAGCACACTGGTTTGTGAATCAATATAATTCTAAAGCAGCTCAGTGGACACCGGCTACTGTATCACTATATGCAAATAATATAGATGCTATTGATGGATTGGACGCAATTGGTGGAGGTATTAACTTACCTATTAACACAATGTATGTTAAATATAATGATTCAGGTGCTACTGTAACTCAAAATAGTATTGTTCATCCACAATATGCAGATTTTAAATTGTATCGCCGTGCTAGTGTTGGACCAACAACTGTCACATCTGCTATTGTAACAAATTCAACATTTGCTGCAAACACCTATACATTTACAATTGCTGAAAATAGTGATTCTGCTAAATCTTTATCATTTACTGTTACAAATGGAGATACTGCGGTGACGGTAATCGAAGCAATTGTTAGCCAAATTAATGCAGCTGGATTTACTAATGTAGTAGCATCTGCTACAACAACTAATCAAGTAGTTATTAGCCACATTAAAGGTGGAGAAATTACATTCGTAGATGGATCACATACTCCAGTATCTAAATTATATTCAGTAACTTCTACTGCAAACTTCTACGCAGCACCTTCTGGTATCGCTGGTACATATGTTGCTAGTAATTGGTCTTCAGTTTCATCAACCGATAAAACTAAATCTTTTGCAACAGCAAGTTCAAATGCACCAACTACTTTAACAGCAAATGGTCAATTATGGTACAACGGTAATATTGAAGATGTTGATATATTAGTTCACAATGGTACAACATGGGTTGGATATCGTAATGTAAACTTAGGTAATGGTGTTGGTGCAACTGATAGCCAAGGTCCTATTGTAAGTGCAACTGCTCCAACTACACAATCTGATGGGTTAACTGAATTAAAAAATGGTGATTTATGGATTAGTACAGCTGATTTAGAAAATTATCCATTGATTTACAAATATGATTATCTAACTAAACAATGGGTATTGGTTGATAACTCGGATCAAACTACTGAAAATGGGGTTCTATTCCATGATGCAAGATGGGATACTAATGGCCGTTCAGCAAATCCAAGTTCAATTGTTGACTTATTAACAAGTAATTTCTTAGATCCTGATGCACCAAATCCAGCATTATATCCAAAAGGTATGTTGTTATGGAATCTTCGCCGTAGTGGATTCAATATTAAAAAATATGTTTACAACTATATTGATGTATTAAGCAATAATCAACGTTATAACAATGACGAGTTGATGTCTAACTATTATCCACACCGTTGGATTAGTGAGGCAGCAAATCAAGCTGATGGATCTGGTTCATTTGGAAGAATTGCACAACGTACTGTTGTATTACAATCATTGACTGAATTAGTTAATAGCAACCAACAAATCAGAGATGAAGATAATCGTGTCTTTAACTTAATTGCTGCTCCTGGGTATTCGGAATTGATTAAACCTTTAATTAGTCTGAACTATGATCGTGGTTTAACCGCATTTATTGTCGGTGATACTCCAGCAAGACTGACACCAGATGCTACCACATTAAGTAACTGGGGTAATAATATTAATAATGCATTGGAAGATAATGCAGATGGTTTGGTTTCAACTGATCCATATCTTGGAGTATTCTATCCATGGGGTTATACAACTGATAATATTGGTAATCACATTTCGGTCCCACCTAGCCACATGATGCTACGTACAATTGCATTAAGTGATAATGTAAGTTATCCTTGGTTTGCACCAGCTGGTGTAAGACGCGGTGGTATTACTAATGCATCTTCGGTTGGTTATATTGATGCTGAGGGGGAATTTAGATCAGTTGCGTTAAATAATGGACAGCGTGATACATTGGCAAATATCCATGTTAATCCAATTACATATATTTCTGGTACTGGGTTAGTTAACTATGGACAAAAAACTCGTCAATTAGTGGCCAGTTCATTAGATCGTATCAATGTTGCACGATTAGTAATTTACTTACGTGTACAATTATCAAGAATTGCAAAACCATATATTTTTGAACCAAATGATACTATTACAAGAAATGAAATTAAACAACAAATTGAAAGCTTCTTACTAGAATTGGTAGGACAAAGAGCATTATATGATTATTTGGTAGTTTGTGATACATCAAACAATACACCATCAAGAATTGATGCAAATGAGCTTTATGTTGACATCGCAATCGAACCAGTAAAAGCAGTGGAATTCATCTATATTCCATTACGTTTAGAAAATACTGGCGCTATTGCTAAACTTGGTCAAGCATAATTAGGAGAATATAATGGCAATAGCAGCTCTATCAAATTTTACAGTTCCGCTAGCATCTGACCAAAGTGCTAGCACCCAGGGTTTATTAATGCCTAAATTGGCATATCGCTTCAGAATCTCGTTGGAAAACTTCGGGGTTTCTGGAAGCACAACCGAGTTAACTAAACAAGTTAATGATGCACAGCGTCCAAGCCTGGAATATACCGATCAAACTATTGATGTATATAATAGTACTATTCATTATGCTAGCAAACCAAAATGGGGGGCAATGACCGTATCTATTCGTGATGATGTTACTGGTGCAGTTAGTAAATTAGTTGGTGAACAAAATCAAAAGCAATTTGATTTCTTTGAACAAAGTTCAGCAGCATCTGCAGGCGATTACAAATTCACAATGCGTATTGAAATATTAGATGGTGGTAATGGTGCTGATACTCCAAATGTTTTGGAAACATGGGAATGTTATGGATGCTACATTCAAAAAACAAACTGGAACAAAACAGCATTAGCATACAAAGAAAGTACACCACTTATGATCGAACTTTCGATACAACCAGATAACTGTGTTCAAGTTGGTGCATCGGCTAGTTTAGGAGCACCAGGATTTAAACAAGTCCGTGGTACAACTAACGCATTAGGTGCTTAATATATAAGAAACCCACGAAAGTGGGTTTTTTATTGTCTATGTATTAACTGCGAAGTTAATTAATGAATAAATACTGATATGTCATTTACACCTAATAAATTCTTACATGATGATACAAATATCTATCTGCGTGATCAACAACACGCGGCTAGACTATTTGTTGATGATCAATTTCGTCTAGCACCAAAACACAAATACTTATATCATGTTGCGTTTAATATTAACCAAAATGCATGTAAAGATGCGGCATTGATTAATAGGCATCGTAATGAGATTGGTATGTTGGTTAAATCTATAGAGTTACCTAAATTTGAGATTTCAGCTGACTTGGTTAATCAATATAATAGAAAAAAAGCTGTTCAATATCAGCATAAACCTGGTGAAATTAACCTAATATTTCATGATGATAATATGGGATTGATAAACAAAGTTTGGCAAAATTATTATAGTTATTACTATGCTGATTCAAATTCTGCACAATCACCTGGTGCATATAATAGAAATGCAACTAGGAATTCCAATTTTATAACGGCTCCTTATGGATTGGACAATGGTAGTACATCACCATTTTTTAATTATATAACTGTATATCAAATGGCTAGACATGAATTTGTGAGCTATAAACTTATAAATCCTATTATTAAAAAATGGGATCATAATAAGCTAGCATATTCAGAAAATACATTACATGATTTTTCAATGTCATTGCTATTTGAATCAATTGCTTACGGGTCAGGTAAAGTAACAAGTGATGAAGTCAATGGGTTTGCATTAGAGCATTACGATTCTACACCGAGTCCATTGACAGGAGATCCTAACATTACATCAGTTAGTCCAACATTTACTAACACACTTAATAATCCAGATGCTAATGTTAATACGATCATACAACAAATTAATACATATCAAAATACGAATGGATTAAATATTTTTGGTACAACTGGTATTATAAATAATTTAGCTACAGCGGCTGATACAAAACCGGCTATAAATGGTATTCAAGGTATTGCATTTCCAATTAATGAAACCGCAAATGCCCCAACCGTGGCAACACAAGTAAAATTAGGATAATAACATGGCTAGTAATTTACCATCAGTACAATTTACGGACTCATCTAGTGAAGTAAAACAATTTTATGATAACTTTTTCAATCATGAAATCACTTTTCCAAGTAATCAAATTGATGCAACTGTTGGGTTCTTTTTAAAACGAGAGTTTGATCTTGAAAGTGCAAGAGCAACCTCAATTGTTTTATTGAATCAAGCTCGGATTGATAATGTTAATGTATTTGAATTAATTGATTCATTAAAAACATTGACAGATATTCAACTTAGTCAAATCGTTGCACAAGTACTAAACGCATCGAGAGAGAAAACTAGTTTATTGGGTTATCGTATTGCATCAATAGAAAACACATATGAAACTAGGAATATTTTGATATGAGTCATAATTTTGCAAAAGGAAAATTTGTTCCAAAAAATCCTCAAAAATATATAGGAAATAAACCACCAATATACAGAAGTAGTTGGGAATTTTCATTTATGCATTATTGTGATAATAGTCCTGCCATTCAAAAATGGGCAAGTGAAGCAATATCCATTCCATATCGTAATCCATTGACTGGTAAAAATACAGTATATGTCCCAGATTTTTTCATCCAATATTTGGATAAGAATAACAAACTACAAATTGATCTCATTGAAATTAAACCTGCTAGCCAACAATTACTAGAAAAGGTTGGTAAAAGTAAAGTCAATCAAGCATTGTTTATTAAAAATCAAGCAAAATGGAAAGCAGCACAAATATGGTGTAAACAAAATGGTATTACATTTAGAGTATTAAATGAAAATGATTTGTTTCATAATGGAAAAGCTAAATAATGGCGTAGTTCGCGGCCAAAAAAGCATTCTGAAAAATCTAAAAAACTAATTAGTGATTATCAAAAAACACTATGTGCATCAATGACAATCGAAGAAATGAATAATAGAATGAAAAATTCATGTTCATCTCCCGAAAGCTGAGGAGAGATAAGATTTCAAAAGCTAATACTGGTAAAACTCGAACAGAAGAACAAAGAAAAAAATGCGGGCATCTAAAAGGTAAACCTTGGCCAGAAGCAAGAAGACTTGCATATTTGAAAAAGAAGGAACAAAAATGACTCGAAAGCTAGAAGAGATATTAAATTTACCATCTAGTAAAGAAATTACTAAACAGGAAGAAAAGAAAAAACCAGTTAAAGCAGGGCCTATAAATTTTAGGAGTATGTCTGATTTTGATAAAATCTCAGCTGCATTACCACCCGTGACTGGCCTAGGTGATTTAAGTGACACCGAGTTTGATGAGTTAGCAGAAAAGGCAGCAAATGCATACGAAGATCTAATGGATCTTGGTATGAATGTTGAGGCAAGGTATTCAGCTAGATTATTTGAGGTGGCATCAACCATGCTTAAAAACGCCATTGATGCAAAATCCGCTAAGATTGATAAAAAACTTAAAATGATTGAACTCCAGCTTAAAAAACAGAAGTTGGATAATGACACCAGTAGTGAAGATAATGGGATCACAATTCAAGGTGATGGATTCATGGTTACAGATCGTAACTCTTTAATTGAAAAACTAAAGAACATGAAATGATTAAAAAAAGAATAAATATAAGATTGGGATTACATTATGACTAAAAAATCATTAAAAGAATATTTGCTAGAAAGCAAACAAAATTATGAATTTAAAATAAAGATTGCGGGTGACGTAGAAACTGGTGCATCAGCAAAAATAAAGACAGCGTTAGCAAGATTTGATGTTGACTCTTTATCGGATGCTAAAACTACACCAATACAAGAATCACAAGTTGATTTTCCAGATCACAGCAATATTGGAGTTACATTATATGATGTAAGTGTAAAATATCCAGTAACAAGTAACCAAATCCGTGACTTAGTTGCTGAAGCATTGAAAATTACACATAGCTGCGTCAAAGTTCGTAACTTAAAAGAACAAGAAGAAGAAGAAATCAATAATCAATATTGCCCGAATCACCCTTCAGGTGAAGCATTATTGACTAAAGAATATGAAAAATCTGACCATCAATCATTGGTGGGGGATAAACAAGTTATGTCTCTATTAAAAGAATTGAGCAAAACTAAAAAAACCGGTACACAGTATAAGGGTGTTAATGATCAATTATTAGCAAAATCAGTACCTTCTGAAAAATCGGTATCAAGCACTGGTAAAGTTGAAAATTCTATTAGTCCAATCGGATCAAAAAAAACAGTACTACCAGATCCATATAAAGGAAAATAATATGAACTTTTTAGATTTGTATAAAAAAATATCAAATATTGACAGTGGATTAAATGAAAACCAATTATTGGATGAATGTCCATGTCAAGATGCAGCAGAATCTGGTCATCCAAAGCAACAAGATTCAGTTAATATGAATGTAACCATTAATGGCCAAGGAGCGAATGGGATTCGCGATTTGATGGATATTTTAAGAAATATCAATGATGCTGCCGGTGATGAAGAACACGCTGTAGTTATTGGTGAACCAGATGAAGAACCAGCAGAACCAGAAATAACATTTGAACCTGACGAACCTGAAGAAGATGATTCGGCTAATGTATTATTTACTGATGATTATGAAAATTCAGTTCCAGGTGGATCGGATAAAATGACATATGCAATCGATGCGGTTATTGGAATGGGTGATGATTTACATGGTAAAGGAAAAGAAGCTGCAAAGCAAGCTGGCGGCGGTAATCCTTGGAATGTCAAAGAATCATTAGTTAATCAATTACGTGGTCACTATAAAGAAATTAAAGAAAGAAAGCTAAATGAAGCATTTAGTGGACACGATAGCGGTGATGTTATTCGTGGTATGAAACGTGATCATGATGAATGGTCTGCTGAAAAAAGTGCAGGTGAAGATGAGCCTGCTCGTAAGCAGTTTGATGAACGAATGTATTATTTTGTAACAAATAAAGAAAAATTCATTATGTCAAACGGTTACCCAAAAGTAGTAACTGGTGAAGAAAAAGCAAAACGATATGCACAGGCTATTAGAAAAAATGATCCTAATTATGAAAAGTATAGAAGCTTAATTTGGGGTACTAAAAATGCTCTTATTAACGATCTTCGAAACGGTAAATTGGATCCAACACATCTTGAAAAATTTTTAGGTCCAGTTGACGATAAAGCACCATATGTACCAGCGGCGAAACCAGCAGCGAAACCAGCCGCTCAAGCAGCAGCACCGGTAGCATCATCCGCACCATCCAATGCAGGTGGAAAGATTTATCATAAAGTTCCATTTAATCAAAAAGATGCGGCAAAGAGTGAAGGGATGAGATGGGATCCAGATGCTAAAAAATGGTATCACATGGATGCAGGACGATCAGCAAAATCACAATTTCCAAAAATTTGATAAAAAATAAAGCTAAAACAATAAAAAACGGGCCTTGGTCCGTTTTTTTATGTAAATAAGAATATGGCAAAATCAATCGAAGGTGCTTTAACTAAGAAAGCACACATAAAACAACAATGGACGGAATCTCAAATTCAGGATATGCTTGCGTGTATGGATCAAGAGAATGGATACTTGTACTTTGCAAGAAAATTCTTTTATATACAACATTCAGTTAAGGGTAAGCTATTATTCGAACCATTTGAGTACCAAGAAGGATTATTAAATAGTTATCATAATTATCGATTTAATATCAACATGCTACCTCGTCAAAGTGGAAAAGCATTAAGTCTAAATACACCCATTCCAACACCAAGTGGTTGGACAACTATGGGTGATATTCAAGTTGGTGATATTATATTAAGTAATATGGGAAACCCCACTACTGTTACGTTTGCTACTGAAATTATGTATAATCATACATGTTATGAAGTAGAATTCGATAATGGAGAATCTATTATTGCGGATGCAGAACACTTATGGAAAGTTAGTACAGCAAATTGGAGTAATAAATCAAAAATTCTTACTACTGATGAAATAAAAAAATATAAGGATACGCATTCATTAGAACAAGGATTATATATAGATATTACAGAACCTGTTCAATACGAGTATAAGTCATTGCCAATTCATCCATATATATTAGGATTGTGGCTTGGTGATGGATATTCTGGTGATGGTAGATACGTTCAATCAAATATAGATAATATAGAAATGATTCAATATATATCTGAATCTGGATATACAGTATCTGAACCATCCGTAAATAGCAATAATAGTGAACGTAGAAACATTATAGGACTACGGACATTATTGAACGGAAACAATCTATTAAAAAATAAACATATACCAACTGATTATGTGTTCTCATCAATTGATCAACGGCTAGAATTACTTCGTGGATTGATGGATACTGATGGAAGCTGTACAAAAAAAGGGAATTGTGAATTTTATCAAAAGAACTTTAAATTAATAGAACAAGTAAGGACAATATTATCATCACTTGGAATTAAGTCAAGATGTTCTTGTAAAATTATAAATGGTGTGAATTATTATACATTAAAATTTTCCACAACAAAATATATAGTGTTTAAGTTGAAAAGAAAAGCTGAAAGACAGTTATTGTGCAAAGGCCATGTAAAAAACACTAGATTATACATAAACAAAATCACTAAAACATCTTCAGTTCCAGTAAGATGCATCCAAGTTGATAATGATGAGCATATGTTTTTATGTGGTAAAACAATGATACCAACACATAATACAACTTGTGCTTCGGCATATTTGTTATGGTATGCAATGTTCCACCCAGATCAAACAATTCTTGTTGCAGCACATAAGTACACTGGTGCACAAGAAATTATGCAACGTATAAGATATGGATATGAGTTGTGTCCAGATTATCTACGAGCCGGGGTAACAAGTTATAATAAAGGTAGTATTGAGTTTGAAAATGGATCAAGAATAGTAAGTCAAACAACAACTGGCACTACCGGTAGGGGTATGTCTATTTCATTACTTTATTGTGACGAGTTTGCGTTCGTGCAACCAAATATTGCTAATGAATTTTGGACATCAATCTCCCCAACCCTTGCAACTGGTGGACGAGCTATTATTACTAGCACTCCTAACTCTGATGAAGACCAATTTGCTATTATTTGGAAAGAGAGTCAAGATGTGTTTGATGAATTCGGTGATGAAACCGGTAATAATTTAGGACGAAATGGATTCCATGGGTTTAAATCTGAGTGGTGGGATCATCCAGACCGTGATGAAAATTGGAAAAAAGAAGAACTTGGACGTATAGGTGAAGAACGTTTTCGCCGAGAATATAATTGTGAATTCTTGGTATATGACGAAACACTTATCAGCAGTCTTAAATTAGCTGAATTGGTTGGAAAAGAACCGATATTCAAAATGGGACAAGTTAGATGGTATAAAAAACCAACACCAAATCATTTGTATATGGTTGCGTTAGATCCTAGTTTGGGCACTGGTGGTGATTATGGTGCTATCCAAGTGTTTGAATTACCTTCGTTTACACAAATTGCAGAATGGCAGCATAATATTACTCCTATTCAAGGACAAGTAAAACTATTTCGTGACATATTACGATATATCCAAGATGAAATTGGAATGGAACATACTAATAATATCTATTGGTCAACCGAAAACAATACAGTTGGTGAAGCTGCTTTAATTGTTATAGCAGACCTTGGTGAAGAAACTTTTCCAGGGTTATTTCTAAGTGAACCAGTAAGAAAAGGCCATGTTAAAAAGTTTAGAAAGGGCTTTAACACAACCTTTAATAACAAGATTGCAGCATGTTCTAGGCTAAAATTTTTAGTAGAAGAAGATAAAATGGTTGTAAATAGCAGGGCGTTACTTAGTGAAATGAAGTCATTTATTGCTGCTGGTGTAAGCTTTAAAGCCAAGCCAGGACAACATGATGACCTTGTATCCGCAGCATTATTAGTAATTCGTATGAGTGAAATTCTTTCAGAATGGGATCCAACTGTGATGGATATGCTGAGTGTAAATGGTCAAGCTAACGAGGAATGGGAACCACCGTTACCTCTATATGTTTCATCTTATTTTGGATAAATAACTTATGGAAAATAATTTAGATAAAATTGCCAAAGATCTATATGGTAAAATACAAACACGCTTCCCAGATATTACAATCGGGGATGAAAACGCACAAGTATTAACTAAGAAAAGTGATATACCACGTGCTAGATTTTTTGAATTCGAATATAAAGAAGATGGTAACCCACTTGGGACAATTGCTATTACATTGGATGAAGAAGATGGGGTTGTTGTGCAAATCAGTGGAGAATTAAGTCAAGAAGTAAAAACTATGCACCAAAATGCATATGATTTTATTCGTTCATTTAGAAAGTTTGCAAAAACCAGATTACTAAACTTCGATGTACAAAACATTGGGAAAAGTAATTTAGATAAGCGTGATTATCAATTCCAAGCAAAACCAAAAATAACTAAAATAGAACTACCAAAGGAATCACCAATTATGGAAAATAAAATGTTTGGTACTAGCAGAATAAGCTACCAAAATTTAGGTGAGGCTCGTCTTATCGTTAAACATAGCCAACCAATTAATCCAAATGTAGCCGCTGGCCGATCAATGCATATAGAAAGCATTTATATTGAAAATGCTGATGGCGAACGATTCAAATATCCATATAAACATTTACATGGTGCTCGTGCATTGGCAGAACATATCAAACATGGTGGAAATCCATATGATGCAATCGGTAAACATATCACTGGATTAAGTGAAGAATTAAACCAACTAAAAAAATTTAAAAATTATGTTGGCCGTCAAGATCAAATTTCAGAATCAATGGGATCTATTACTAATCGTGTAATGGAACGTATTGAAGAAGTAAAAAAAGAATGCCAGCATTTACAACGTGCATCTTATTATGAACAATTTGCTGAATCATTTGAGGAATCTAAAGAACGTATGATTCCAGAAGAAATTAAAAATGATTGGATTGATAGACTAACCGTTCGTACATTTAATGAAGAATTGACTTCGGCCTTCCCATTCCTATATAAAATTATTGATGAAAGCGAATTACCAGTAATTGAGTTAGATGCTGATGCAGTGTTGGATGAGGCGTTTGGTAAAAAAGGTTTACAACAACAACTTAATAAAGCAGGATTCGGTGATACTGCATACTGGGAAAAAGGTAAAAAAGAAAAAGCAGAGCGCCATTCAAAAGCTGATGCAGAAATGGTACAACGTGATAAAGAATGGAAAGAAAAATTCGGGAAAAAAGACGAATCCTTAAATCCAGAATTGGCCCTAGAATCATTTTTAGAAAGCATAGTTAATGAAGATAGAAATGAACTATTTAGTCCGAATCCTGGTGCTAGAAACAGAGCCATTCAAAATTTGAATACCTTATTAGCTGCTGAATTGGCGGGTGGTACACCAGGTGTACTATCATTAAAAGGCATAATTGATGATCCAGCGTTAACTGCTAGAATTCAAGTTCTTAACACTGATGCCGAGATTCGTAAAGAAATTAAAGATTTCATTTTAGATAGAAATCCAAAATTGATACCATTGCTACCAGAATTGGAAAATGATAGCCCAGAAGAAATTGGTGGCGGGGAATTATCTCCACCAGCGGAATCACCTGCTCCAGAAGCATTGCCACCTACACCTGAAGCGGTCCCACCAGCTGGTGAAGTTCCACCTGCTCCAGAAGCAATACCACCTGCCCCTGGTACTATGCCATCTGCTCCAGGTGTTATACCACCACAAGGTCAACAACCTGCTCCTATCGCAGAAAGCGTTAATAGAAAAGCTAAAGTAATTGCTAAATTTATTAAAGTTAAAGAATCAGGCGCAACATTGGACACCCCTTTTTCAGAAGGAATGACATTGCGCGATGCTATCAGAGAATGCGGGTTAACACCAATGGAATGTGGATACACTGAAGAAGAATCCAACACTAGTGAAAGTGGTATTCAACAACTTAAAGACGTTATTAGTGGATTTTGGAATGACACTGAAGATAACTTTACAATTGGTGGAACTAAAGCTAAAATAAAAGTAGCTAAAGCATTCAAAGATGGTGAATGTCCAAAAGCATCAGAGTCTGATTTGAAACATGTATTAATGTTAATTACCAGTAAAGACCCAAGTGAACCAGTCCATTCACCAGAACAAGCACATGTAATAAAATTATCGGGGGTGAAAGTAGATAACCGTGAGGGTAATCTATTAAATAACTTACAAGTAATACAAGAGCAACCAATCGCAGAAGGCGAATTAGCTCTCATTAAAAGAAATGCAGGATTATTATAATGAAAAAAATTACGGAAAAACAATTAATTGAATCCACGAATTCATTACGTGAATACATTAAACTAGTTGAAGAACATACATGGATACAACCAGATGAGCCATCATTTGCCAATCAGTTGGGTCAATCAATTGGGGCTGGCGTTCGCGATACATATAACGCACTTGGTAATTTTGGTAGTGGACTATTGGGTAGAAAACCTGGACCAGACTGGAAAGATCCAGTAGATAATTCTCAACCAACTCCTCCTGCACCATCGCCAAATCAAAATGTGCAACCAAATATAACCAATGGCAGTCACAAAGAAGGTGATAGAAGCAAATCAAAAAGTGGTAAAGATATCATTTTTAAAAATGGAAAATGGGTGTACGTATAATGAAAGATTTTAGATATTTATTTGATGAAGAAACACGTAAAATAACGGAAGCAGATACTGGTTCATATACTAACAACTGGCAAGGATTGAAAGACACGGCTCAACGATTAAAGGCTAAGGGAAATACTAATAGTGGGCAAGTTGTACCACAAGATGATCTTCCAGATGTAACATCCCCTCCAGATCAAGTTGTACCACAAGATGATCTTCCAGATGTGACTATAGAACCTAGTCCAGCACCTGCACCTGCGCCAGCACCTGCACCTGCGCCAGCACCTGCGCCAGCACCTGCGCCAGCACCTGCGCCAGCACCTGCGCCAGCACCTGCTGCGTTAACTTGGCCAAAAACCCGTGACGAAGTTATTGCGTTTCAAAAAACACATAAACAGCTTGATGGTAAAAATCTTAAACCGGATGGCTTAATTGGGCCACAAACATTGCAAGCATTGGCTGCAGCCGGGCTACAACCACCTGCTGGATTTAAAATGGCGAATAAAAAACGTCCAGTTGCAAAAACCCAATCTCAACCTGCATTTTCACAAGCAAATCAAGCGGAATTTGATAATGATTGGCAGAACTACAAAGATGATATTGCTGCAATTCATAGCCAATTTAAACAACCAAGAGCACAGGCTGCTGCTCAATCGGCTGCCCCTATGTCAGGCATGGGTACTGGAATGGATGTTGCATCAAATCTTCTTAATAATCAAGAATATGCATCATTACAAAAAAATCCAGCGATGCGGTCTGCTGCTTCTGTTGCAAATGAAGAAAAATTAAGTAAATCAGTGAACTCATTATGGGAAGCCATCGCGCGAGTTGATGAAGGTGGTTTATCTAATGCAATTAAAGCTGCAAAATCATTTAGTAGAGGATTGATTAATAGAACTAATCCAATCTTACCACCACAAGGTGGCAAATTTCAATCAACAACGCAACTTCAAAAAGATGCAAACAAGTTAGGCCGAGCTTTTAATAAAAATGCTGGTTCAGCCGCGACTGGTATTGCCGGTGGTACGGCTGGTATGGTAGGTAACGATAATGATGACCCTACCAATCTCCCACCAAACGATTTACAAAAACCAGCTGGGTATTATAGCGATGCGGCGGCCAATAATAGAATGGTAGGTGCAACAGCGGATGCTGCAAGAAATGCGTTAGCGAGTGGTCCAACTACTACACCGGATATTCCGGCTGAAATTAAATATCAACCACCAGGTGAAGTTCATGCTAATCCGATTCAACAACCCGCTGGTGCGGCAGGACAAACTGGACAAGCAGAACCCGTAAAAGATCCAGGTATTGAAAAAATTCAACAAGATCTAAAAAATAAAGGGTATGATATTAAAGTTGATGGTATATTAGGACCGGAAACTGAACAAATGATCGCATATGATAAGCAATTTGGCGCTGATTACGCTGCTAAACAAAATGCAGAACTATCAGCACCGGTGTCAGAAAGTGTGACATTTGGACAAGAAATCTCATTAGCAAGACTAATCCAACTATCTCGATAGTTGAAAAAAAGTTTGACAACTCGGCCACTATGATGTATAATTGTTTCATAGTTGGCTGAGTGATCGAACAAATTTTTATCAAAATCAAGACAAAATTAAGCTTGACAAGATAAATAAGAGAGTGTATAATACATACACTAATCAAGTTAACCAGGAAGGTTAACACTTAGGCAAATACAACAAGTCCAATATAGGCATTTTAAAGGGAATTAAAAATATGGCAACTTTAGCAGAAATCCGCGCAAAACTAAAACAAACTGAACGTGGTTCAGACAATTCACAAAGATCAAACTTAGATAATTCTATCTACCCATTCTGGAATCTACAAGAAGGCAAAGAATCAGTAATCAGATTTTTACCAGACGGCGATCAAAACAATACCTTTTTCTGGGTTGAACGAGCAATGATTAAATTACCATTCGCTGGAATCAAAGGTGAACAAGAAAGCAGAAACGTAACAGTGCAAGTACCATGCGTTGAAATGTATAACGATGGATCAGTGTGCCCGATCTTATCAGAAGTAAGACCTTGGTATAAAGATGATTCTTTAAAAGAACTTGCTAGTACCTACTGGAAAAAACGCTCTTATATCTTCCAAGGCTTTGTAACAGAAGATGGCCTTGGTGAATCAGACAAGCCAGAAAATCCAATCCGTAGATTAATTATTGGCCCACAGGTTTTCAATATCATTCGTTCGTCTATTATTGATCCAGAAATGGATCATTTACCAACCGACTATATAAATGGTGTGGATTTCCGTGTGAAAAAAGGTAGTAAAGGTGGGTATGCAGATTATGCAACCTCTAACTGGTCACGCCGTTCTCGTCCATTGTCAGATACTGAAATGGATAATGTTTCAAATTACAAACTGTTCAACTTGAGTGATTTTTTACCTAAAAAACCTACTGATATTGAATTACGAGTCATTAAAGAAATGTTTGAAGCATCTGTTGATGGTGAAGCATACGACCCAGAAAGATGGGGACAATACTACAAACCAGCAGGTTTAAATCAGCGAACTGGTGATTTAGCTAAACCTGCAATATCAGATGATGTTGAATATGATTCATATGTTGCACCAGTTCAACCAGTTGCTCAATCAGCACCAGTAGTTGAAGCAGCACCAGTTCAAACACAAGCTCCAGCAGGTAGCGACAACCGTGCAGCTGACATTTTGGCTATGATTCGTAGCCGTAACCAAGCTTAATAGTTCGGTCTAAGTAGGGGGGCGGATTCCCCCTACTATCTTACAATGGAGGAAGCCACGGATGGCAACAAAAGCGTTTGATTTAACAAAATTTAGAAAAACAATAACAAAGAGCATTGAGGGGTTAGGTGTTGGATTCAACGACCCAACTGATTGGGTTTCCACTGGTAACTATGCATTGAATTATCTAATTAGTTCAGATTTTCACAGAGGGATACCACTGGGTAAAGTTACGGTATTTGCCGGTGAATCTGGTGCAGGTAAATCGTATATCTGTTCAGGTAATATCATCAGACATGCACAAGAACAAGGTATCTATGTAGTATTAATCGATTCTGAAAATGCACTTGATGAAGCATGGTTACACGCACTGGGCGTTGATACTGGTGAAGATAAGTTACTTAAACTTAATATGGCAATGATTGATGACGTTGCTAAAACAATATCTGAGTTTATGAAAGAATACAAAACCATAACTGACGCTCCTAAAGTGTTGTTTGTTGTGGATTCACTTGGTATGTTATTGACACCGACTGATATTGATCAATTTGAAGCAGGTAACTTAAAAGGTGATATGGGTAGAAAACCAAAAGCATTAACTGCGTTAGTTCGTAATTGTGTTAATATGTTTGGTTCATTTAATGTTGGATTAGTTGCAACTAATCACACATATGCTAGTCAAGATATGTTTGATCCAGATGATAAAATTTCTGGTGGTCAAGGTTTTGTTTATGCTTCAAGTATTGTAGTTGCGATGAAAAAACGTAAACTAAAAGAAGATGAAGATGGTAACAAAGTTTCATCAGTGCGTGGCATTAGAGCATCGTGTAAAATAATGAAAACACGATATGCTAAACCTTTTGAAGAACTAGAAATCAGAATACCATATACAACTGGCATGAACCCATATAGCGGATTAGTTGGTATGATGGAGAATAAAACCTTGCTAGTCAAAGATGGCAATAGTTTGAGATATGATTTCACTGATGGAACTTCAATAAAACAATTCCGCAAAGCATGGGAAAAGAATGAAGATGGTTGTTTAGATAAACTAATGTTAGATTATTCAAATAGACCAAGTTCTAAAATTGTTTTCGATGCAACTCCAGAAGAGCCTGGATTTGATATTGATTATGATACCGGCGAAATAGTAGAAAATATTATTAATGATTCTAATGATAATGGAGAATAAAACAAGATGTTAAACGAATCACAAATTGGTGAAGTATGGATGCTTTTTGCTGATTACATTGAGAAAAAACAGATCGATGTAGTAGCAGAACGATATGTTGAATTATTGGCGGATTTTGGGGTACGTGATAGAGTACTCCACAATACAATTGGAACAGATGCTGTTCTTGACCAAGCAATTACTTATTATCTTGACAATGATGAAGACATTGATGAAGATGATGATTACAAGGAATTAGATTTCTAATGAATTGGTATTCTCAAGTAGTACGAGATATAACTAAACTTCCATTATGCATTGACTATTTTGAAGCAGAATTAGTCAATGCTGCGAAGGAATGCAAAATAATTGGGAACTTAGAAAAAGCAGCTGCTGCGATGCCAGGTATCGTAGAGCAACGATTTGGCCAGCTTCAGGAGATTGAAGCTATATTGGAATATCTAAATATCGAACTTCGTAGATTGAAAACATTTCATTTTAGAAAATATTTAGAATCATATAACCGAATGTTATCACAAAAAGAATGTGACAGATTTGTAGAAGGCGAATTAGAAGTAGTTGAGTTCGAAAAACTAATTAACGAGTTTGCTCTGGTTAGAAATAAGTGGCTCGGTATTTCCAAAGCGTTAGATCAAAAACAATGGCAAATTACCAATATTGTAAAATTACGGGTGGCTGGGATGGAAGATGCCACTATTTAACTTGACAAAATAACCCCAAAGGTGTATACTAGTGCACATGAATACATTAGACGAATTACTCAACCAAATAGTATACAATGCACAGCCACCATTTGATGATAGTGTACTTACAAAAGGTACCTTTAAGATATTGTGTAGTATTGGTTCACGTTTGAATACTGACACCTATATTACCGAATCCCAAGCAACCTTGGCTCACAAAATCTTTGTTGATAACAGAAATGTAATATTGGCAAGATTTCCAGAAGCGATTGAATTGTTACTTCACCCTAAATGGAAATATTCATTTAGGGTGATCCATCAAGTTAGAAATATTTTTATCGAAGATAACAAAATTATTGTAGATTTTAACTTTAACCACAGTATTAAAACTGCAATAACTGAGTTATACACCGAGTATGCAATTAAATATACTCAAGAATCTATTACTAGACATGAAACTACATTGACTGAATTTGCAGTTGTGCAAACACTGGAAAAACTGTCAATGTATCAGTTTAACATGTCAGATGATATAAAAGAGTATTACCACATAATTAAATCGTGGGATCCAACAGATGGTCTTAATACATTTAATATAGCTAACATAATAGATAACCATTTGTTGTCTACATTAGTTAATGATGTTGGGGATGATGACCTTTCATCCCTATTGGTAAAGGATAGAAGTTTACGATATCAATATAAAACTGATATTGAATTACCAAATAATACATTAAGTGAAACGATTGCATCGCGCAAGACAACAAAACTATGGATAGATTCAACGAAACATTCAATGATTGATTTAATTACATCATTGCAAGAACTTAAACGTCTACCTATACTTTTTACATTTGATACAACTTATCCTAGTATCACTTTAAAAAACTTATCCATGGTTTCAGAGGCATTGAGTGAAACCGGAATTGATGATAATGTTGGAGTATATTTCAGGATGAAAAATACTGGAGATGGTGTGACAATCAACCAACTTATATCGAATAATAAGTATAATGCAGAATGCAATGATAATACAATAATTGCAGCTATTGATAGTAGAAAACTACCAAAATTTTTACTAGAAACATCATGGAAACCGATGGCAGTAGTGGCAGTTGATCATGTGTTAAGAGCAGGAAGAACTGCAGTTTATGCAAGTTGCTGTGATTTAATTATTAATTATTATGTTGATGAACCAATAATTAGATATTAAAATAATACGATCTTCAGGATGGAGATTGATACAAACAAGGATTAGTTTATGACCGTTAGGTTAGTTATAAAAGATGAAGTTAATATAAAACTAGAAAACCTTCCACTGGATGTGCGGAAGAAATTAGTTGCTACTTTCAAATATGAAATACCATATGCAAAGCATCAACCCGCATATAAACTGGGACGATGGGACGGTATGGTTAGTTTATTTGGGTTGGGTGGTAATGGCTATTTAAGCCAACTAGAAAAGATACTTGAAATCATCGCCAATATGGGTGTTACCATCAGTGATATATCTGATTTACGCAAGCCGGTGGATTTAAACTTTGATAAAGTTACCGAATCATATTGGGCAGATTTGGGTAAAACCTGGCCAATAGGACACCCAGCAGAGGGTGAGCCTATTATGTTACGTGATTACCAAGTTGATGCAATTAATCGATTCTTGGAGAACACGCAGAGTTTACAAGAAATTGCTACTGGAGCTGGAAAATGTCAGCCCTATTCTAGTAAGGTATTGACAAATTTCGGTTGGAAAACTATGGGGGAGTTACAAGTTGGTGATTATGTCATAACACCAACCGGTAAACCAGCAAAGATACTAGATACATATGAACCTGGTATTAAGGATGTATATGAATTAACATTTAGTGATGGTAGATCTACTAGATCATGTGGTGATCATATTTGGAGAATATATAATATTGATTGGAAAAGATCAAGTACGGGTCCATATCGAAATATTTCAACTAATGAATTAATCAAATTAAAATCATCTACTAAACGTAACATCGGTATTCCATTAGTTACGATGGAAGATGATAATGTTGATATTATGTTACCAATGGATCCGTGGTTGCTTGGGTTTTTATTGGGTGATGGTAGTTTTAGAAATAACAAAGTTTCATTTACTTCTGCAGATCAAGAGTTAATTGATAAGGTTTCATCGAAATTGGATGTTAATTACAAGGTTAACCATATATCCAGGTATGATTATAGTATCACATTTGCAACCAATGAAATTTTGCAAGATAGTAAATCCAACTACCTGAAAAACAAAGATAGAAATTCGAATGACAATATTACTGATGTTAACAGTTCATTTCACAAATATGTACACATTTTAAAAGAACTAAATTTGATGGAAACATATAGTCATTCTAAATTTATACCTGAAATTTATTTCACTGCAAGTTTAGAACAGAGATTTGAATTAATAAGAGGATTGGTTGATAGTGACGGAACCATTGATAAATCTAGTGTTACTTTCACTAGTACTAGTTTAGAATTAGCTAAAGGATTTCAACAACTTATTCGTAGTGTTGGTGGTATTGCTAAAATGAAACATAAAACTAATAGAACATATATGTATAATGGAACTCGTAAATCATGTAAAGATGCCTATCTTGTTACGACTAAATTTCCGAAACCTTGGATTCTTGCTTCATTGACTCGGAAAGTTAATGCT